ACTTAAGTAAATATGGAATGGGACATCTTGTATCAAAGGCAACAAGAAAGAAAATGTCCGAAGCCAAAAAGGAGTATTGGAGAAAAAGAAATGAAGAAAAACAAAAGAGTACTGACTCCTCCGCTTAAAAATATGAAATCATTTTCTAGAGCCAATGAACCCTTAAAGTTTTTTGGTGAAAAAGAAATGACAAAACAAAAACGTGACCGTATTAAATCTTGGGTCACGTTTTATAGGAATAATCCTTCTTTCTTTATAGAACACTATATGGGCGTTCCACTATATCCTTATCAGCGATTTTGGATTAATTTAATGTCTAAGTCAACTGAATTTATTGGAATAGCATCTCGTGCATCGGCAAAAAGTTGGCTAATAGCTTGTTATGCTATAGCTAGATGCATTTTATATCCGGGCACAACCGTCGCTCTAGCTTCATCAACAAAAGCTCAAGCGGGTTTAATTATTTCTGAAAAATGTAAATCACTAATAGATGAACATCCTAATATACAAAGAGAAACTTCTAATATTGTTACTAATCAGAATAAATGGGAACAAACATTTTTCAATGGCTCGAAAATTAATGTTGTTGTTTCCGGCGAAGGTGGACGTGGACATAGAAGCCATGTTACTGTATTGGAAGAAAGACGCTTAATTGATAATGAAATTATAGATTCAATTATACGTCCATTTCTTGTCAGTCGCCAAGCACCTTATATGAAAAAGCCTGAATATGCACAAATCGAAGAACTTCGAGAAGAACCACAAGAAATCATTATTACCAGTGCTCACTACAAAACTTACGAATGGTATCCTGAAACTAAAAAATTCATTAAAATGATAGCCGAGGGAGACCCTGATACAAAGGGTATGTTCTTAGATTATCCTATTTCAATTCATCACGGTATAAAAACAAAAAAGCAAATGGCGAGGGAGAAAGAGAACCTTGACCCGATTACTTTCTTAATGGAATATGGAAATATACCCTACGGTTCCTCAAATCTATCTTTTTATAAACTTGGTTTATTTAATCGGGTAATAAAGAGAAGTTGGAGACCTATTAGAGATGAAGTCTATTTGGTAAAAGGTAAAAATAATTATGATATACCAAAATTATCTGATGAAATGCGTATAGTTTCTGTTGACGTGGCTATGAGAGCAGGTTCCACAAATGACAATACTATTATAACTTGTGCAAGGTTATTGCCTAGTATAAAAGGTTGGATGACAGAAATAGTTTATATGGAATCTCATAATGGTAAAAATACAAATCTACAATCTTTAAGAATAAAACAGATATATGAAGAATTTCAAGGAGATTCTTTGGTACTGGACTTACAAAATGCAGGTATCAGTGTTTTTGATGCATTGACTTCTGTAACCAAAGATGAAACAAGAGGGGTTGAATATAAACCATATACGGTAATGAACTCTACTTTGGTGGACCAGAAAGTATATGATGAATTGACAACTAGAACATTAGGAAAAGATGCTGTACCTTGCATATTCCCTATTTCCGCTAATGCACCTTTAAACTCTCATATCGCTGTTAAATTTAGGGAAAGATTAAAGAAAAAACTTATTTCTTTTTTGGTTGATGATAATACTGAAGAAGAATTTTTAATAAAATCAGGAAATAAAGATATTTTAGACCAAGACGATACAGGAATTAGAGCGTATTTACTACAGGCTCATTTGCAAACAAGCTTATTGATAAATGAATGCATTGCTTTGGAAATGGCTCCTGCTAATGGTTTAATTAAACTTGTTGAACCTGCTGGCGCTCGTAAAGACCGTTATACTTCGTGTAGTTATCTCAATTACTTTGTTAGTTTATTAGACATAGACTTATTAGGTTTTAGATATACTGCAATGGATGACGAACTAGAATTTCTAGGAGTATCCCGGGTGGTTTAAGAAGGAGGTAATAAATGACAGATGAAGTAGTACAGGAACAAATTACAGAACAAGAAGTTTGGGATGTTGTTGCATTTGCCCGAGCAATGGTAGGTAGTATGTATGGACAAGGTTATCTAACCCCCGACCTTATCAGTGCAAGAATGCGGGATGTTACCCTAAACCCAATGGCTGCTACTGAGGATACTCTTAATTCAGCATTAAAAGCACCCAAAGAAAGTGAACTACAACTTCGCCAATTCTCTCAAGATTTCGAATTGAGGTCAATGGTTTATAAAAGACTTATTTCTTATTTAGCAAATATGCTTTCGTTTGATATTACTTATGTATCAAATGCTGAACCTGATGATTATAAAACTCCAAAGTTTAAAAAAGACCTTAAATCAATAGAGACATTCCTTGAGAAGTTCGATTATAAAAGAGAACTCGGCATTGTTGTCAGAGAAATGTTAAGGAATGATGCTTATTTTGGTTGTATAAGAGATTTGGGAGATAAGATAATTTTGCAAGAACTTCCTGCGGATTACTGTAAAATAACAGGACGTTGGGAAAACGGTTTCCTTTTTAGTTTTAACATGTATTGGTTTATGCAATCCGGGGTTGATATTAATATGTATCCGGATTTCTTTAAAAAGAAATATAATGATATATTTAAGTCTGCAAATACAGTCAGAAATTATATCCCATCGTTACCACCAGAATTTAGAGAAAAGTCAACTTGGATTTATTGGGTAGATGTACCCGTTGATGTGGGTGTTTGTTTTAAACTTACACCGGAATTAGCAACGAGATTACCTTATTTCACGCCTTTGTTTAGTGATTTAATTTTACAAAGTCTGATGCGTAATCTCCAAAAACAAGCAAGTATGGCTGCGGCAAGTAAAATGATTATCGGACAAGTACCTATGCTTAATAGAGATGTAAAAGCAACCGTAAAAGATACTATTGCCATCAGTCCAGATTTGCTAGGCAAATTCCTAGCGTTAGTAAAAAGCGCTATTTCAGAATCTATTAAGGTAGCTTCTGCTCCCTTGGAAGATATGAAAGGTATCAGCTTTGATTCTGAAAACGAATTATATGATAGTTATTTGAAAACAACGTTGGCTTCCAGCGGTATCAATACAAATCTTATATTTACAAGCGATATTAAACCCAATGTTCTTGAAACACAATTGAGTTTGAATGTTGATGAGCAAATGATGACAGCATTATATGACCAGTTTAGTCCTTTTATGGATTTTCTTGGACATAGATATACTAAAACATTTAAATTTACTTTTACTTTTGAAGGTACAGATTTCTTCTTGAATAGGCAAAATAGATTAGAATCAACAATGTCTTTGTTTGCTCAAGGAATTGTTTTGCCTCAAAAAATAGCTGCCGCTATTGGAATGAAACCTGCTCAACTTAGAAAGCACATGGAAGAAGCCGCAGCAATGGGCTTTATGGATATGCTTACCCCTCCTCAACTTGAAGGGCAAAAGGAAATGGCTGAAATAACTGGTGAACAACAAAAGGAGTTGGCTGACCAAAATGCTGAAAATCAAGAGAAAATAGCTAAAACACAAGCAGAACTCAAACCCCCGGCTGTAAAATCAGCAGTACCTCCCGCAAAAGGTAGACCAAAAAAGAAGGACTCTGAATTATCTGAGGAAGGGGAAATGACGAGAACCGAGGGGTCAAATTTGGGGAGAGGAGGTAAAATTTAATGACATCTTTAATAAATGAAAGTTTAAGAAATGCATTAAATGAGCAAATTGGGCATGAATTTTACAATGCAAATCTCTATATGTTTATTTGTGCGTTTCTTAGGAATAAAGGCTTAGATAATCTTGCTAAACATTTTGAAGGTCAACACGAAGAAGAAATAGGACATGGTAAAGAATTTGTGTCTCTCTTAACTGATTTAAATGCTGATGTATTTATTCCTGAAATTGATGAAATAAATATGCAATTTGTTTCTATTATTGGTTTAGCACAAACATATTTAGATAGGGAAATATTAACTACCACAAGTATTGGGGAACTTCTTAAATTAGCAATCCAAGACAATAATTTCGTAGTTGAACAAAAAATGCGAGAAATGATTGCCAAGCAGCAAAAAGAATACGAAGAGGCTACAACATTTTTAGACAGAGCAAGTTTAATGTCGGAATGGTGGCAAGTGGCTCTTTGGGATGCTGCGGGAGGATAGGCATATGGGATGATTACTAACCCTCATATAATTGAAAATAAATTTAGATGTAAAGATAAGCGCATCGAAGAATATCTTATGTTTAAATGTCATATCCCGTTATTGGGATTTGATAAAAAATATTATTATTTCGCACATACAGCCAGTTTGGAAGAGTGTTTGAAAAAAATGCCCTTAAAATTGAAGATATTATTATGGTTCGAAAGGAGGTAAAAATTGGTACAAAAAATAAGTTTTGCAATTGAGAATGCCGAAATGGTTCAGGAAAATCCTGATTCCAACTTCGCTCTTTTGGCTTTGGACTTTTTTGCTTCCGGAGACAATCTTCATGACCTCTATGTTTCTGAGGAAACACTATTAAGAACAGCGGACACTATTAAAAAATGTCCTCTTGTTTGGAAGTATGATAAAATACTAGATGATGCCTACACGCACGATATCGATGAAGTACCTTGTGGTTTTGTACCGGAAGCCGCAACAATAAGTAACAAAAAAATGGAAGATGGAAGAACAATGCTGTCTACTGTTGCTTATGTATGGAAAAGATATACTGGTCCATTATTAAGTTTCTTTAAGCGTGATGGTGGCAGAAAGCCAGTTAGTGTAGAAATGAGCGTATACAAAACTAAACCCATAAAGGAGGGAAAAACTGAACTTCTTGATTTTAGATATGAAGGCATAACGGTTTTAGGAAGTCTTGTTACACCTGCCATACCTTTAGCTAACGCAAGTGTTTTGTCTTTCGCAAAAGAGTATGAAGAAGATTTAGAAAGAGAATTTTCTTTTACTGAAATTTTAATTCCAAATAAAATAAGAAATAATGCAGAAGAGGGTCTAGGACTCAATAAAGAGTATGGTGGAGGCACATCTACGGGTATTGCTTTTGCCCGTTATTTGGTTAAAAACAAAATAATAACCCCCGAAAGAATAAAAGAAATTAATAATTATTTTTCAACACATAAATATGATAAAATAAAAAATGTTGATTGGCTTCTTTGGGGTGGTGATGATTGTAAGGAATGGGCAGAAAAAATGAGTGAAATTGTTACATTTCCATACAAATCTAAAGAGGATATAAATCCTGCTTTGAAGGGTATAACCCCACCCATTTCTCTTGCACAGGCTAATGCAATTGCTAGACAAGCTGATTCTATTGGCGTGGATAAAGAGAAGAATGGTTGGGCTATTGCTATTAGTTCGTTTAAAAAAACTCATCATGTAGAAGATGGCAAATGGGTTAAGAACGAAGGTAGTACAGCAAAAGCATCTGCTGATGCGCAAGATGCTGTAAATTTTACAGATAAGGAGATTATTATGACAGAAGAAGAAAAAATCGCTGCTGAAAAAGCAGAAGCAGAAGCTAAAGCTAAGGCAGAGGCAGATGCAAAATTCGCTGCTGAAAAAGCAGAAGCAGAAGCAAAAGTTAAGGCAGAAGCGGAAGCTAAAGCAAAACTAGAAGCAGAAGCTAAAGCTAAAGCGGAAGCGGAAGCAAAATTTGCTGCGGAAGAAGAAGCGAAAGCAAAAGCAGCAGAGGAAGCAAAGAAAAAAGCGGAAGAAGAGAAGAAATTCGAATTTCCACTTGAAAAGATGCAAGAAATGTTCTCCGATGATGACGATGAAGATGATGTTAAAATGGCTAAGGCGGAAATCGCCAAAGGTAAAGAAGCAGATTTCGGGATTGTCATGAATGGCGTATTTGCAAAAGTCGAAAAGCTATGCAATAAAATGGCACTAATGGCTGAAGAGAAAAAAGCATATATGGCAGAGAATGAAGAACTTAAGAAGTTTAAAGCAGAGTTAGAGGGACAACAGAAAAACTTTGCAATTGATGAAACTTTGAAAGAAATTTCAGCATCTGTATATCTTCCTGACGATGTTAGAGCGGAACTAAGGGCAGAAGCCGAAAAGTACACTCTAGAAAACATCGAAACATGGAAAAATTATTGCAAGGCAAAGTCATTTGATTTTGCAATCAGAATGCCTAAGAACACAGGCGTTATAGAAGTTGGACTACCTTTCGGTGGTACAACCAAAAAACAAAATAGCCTTTGGGATTAATCCAAGGTTAATATTATTTTTATTAAAAACAGGAGGTTTTTATTATGGCTCACGCAGTTTTAGTTCCAGAACAGATTGCAGCAATGAATATTGATTCTTTAAACAGAAGTGTATATTCTTCAAGCGCTAGTGCAATCGACAATGGTTTCGTTTTTCAATGCACTACAAAGGTTTGGACCAGCGGTAGCGGCGCAGAAGTTTTCAATATTGCAGCACCTGCAACTGGTTCGTTAGTAAATCTTTGGATGGCATACTCCGGAGATGAAATCATTCTTACAGACGCAAAATACAAAGGTCTTGACCCTGACCCACGCAATTTCTTCAACGCACAGGCAAAGGTTTTCTCAGCCTATAAACCACAGGTAGGTGATATTATCACTCTTACCGCCGATGCATTTAGGGGAACCCCCGCTTCAGCATATGCAATCGCAGAAAATGGTGCAATGCAGTTGGCTTGGGTAGCTTCTCTTCCAGAAACAGGTTTACATTATAAATATTTGCAAACAACTTATATTTCTCTTGCTACCGGAAGTATTGGCGAACAGAGAGTTACCGCCTATGAATTAGAATGCGTTTCTATATAATTATAGGCGCAATAACATAAAAAAGGAGATAAATATATTATGAAAATCCCAAATCAAGTACTTTCTTTTGCGGGTGAACAGAACTTAACACCTTACAAAATGTTCGTTGATTATTGGAACCATTATCGTGCTTTAAATGGTGCGAAAAATGTAGAATATCAACAGAATACATTAACACCCGAGGGTGCAGTTATTCCCCTTACCTTTTCAGAAAAAGAGGAAAAATTAAATGCAGCATTAAAGCGTGAAATTATGCGTGTAGCTGGCGTACAGAATTTTGACCAATTTCCTTTGGAAACTTGGGCAAATCACCCCACTTTAAAGTGGGCTACTTTCGCAGTTGTTTCCGCTATTATCGATATGATTCTTCCAGATACCATCATTGACAGCATCGGAATTTATTCCGAAGTTCGTACAATTGGTTGGGGAGATTCAGCAGCTTTCGATGTAAGTCCTCGTGATTTATTCATCGTTTCTAAAGCTGGTCGTAGCAAGAGAACAACCGAACTTCACAAGCAATTCAAGGGACAGGTAACTGTCATTCCTGAACCTCGTGAAATGACCGTGTTCGTTTCTCTTATGAAAGTTTTGGCAGGAAAAGAATCATTGGCAGAATTTGTTATGAAGATGACTCGTTCATTCGAGACCCAATTCGCAAATGATGTTTATGATGCTTTCTATACCGCAATGGAAGCTGTTGATGCATCAGCCGATGGCTTAAAAGTTGCCGGATACACTCAAGCAGAGTTTGTTCGTTTATCACAGACCGTTGCCGCATGGAATGGTGGCTCACGCCCTGTTGCTATTGGTACTCAACGTGCCTTAGCAAGCATTCTTCCAGCTAACGCTAACTACCGTTACGATTTCGAGAGTGAATATGTAAAGGTTGGTTATTTACGTAACTTCCAAGGTACTGATATTATGGTACTCCCTCAAGTTGCTGATTGGACCACACCTTTCGGTTTGAAACTTGCAGATAACCGTATCTGGATTGTATCACCTTCTTCACAGAAAATCGTGAAGGTTGTGCTCGAAGGCTCAGTGCTTTCATACACCAGTGATGTTTATGCAAATGCAAACTTAGTTCAAACTTCAACTCTTATTAAGAGTTGGGGTACTGCTATTGCTACAAACGCTGTAGCTGCTGTTATCACATTATAATAATTCTATGAGGGGTGGGCTTAAAACCCACCCCTCTAAAATATGAGGAGAAAAATGGTTACTAAAAATGCTGTAAAGCTTTCTGCCGACGAAAAAAAAGAAGTCGATGCGTTGAAAGCAAGAATTGCTGAATTAGAAGGTATTGACAAAAAAGAAGATACTAATAAAATTCAGCTAGATGAATATATCCCTGTTATGAGTTTAATACCTTTCAGGCTCAATCTTTCTACAAAAGAAATGGGACAAGGGGATATCAAAAAATTTACTAAATTTGGTGAAGTAAAGAGTATTCTTTACAAAGATTTAGTAGATATCATAGAAGTCCACTCTAATTTCATGGAGGCAGGATATTTTTATATCTTAGACCCTCGTGTAATAAGGCAGCATGGCTTAGATGAAACTTACTCCAAAATATTAACAAAGGAAAAAATAGAAGAAATATTATTTAATAATACAAACACAGAACATTGCGTAGACCTTTATAATTCAGCTAATCCTGAACAACAGAGAATAATTGTAACATTACTTGGTAGTCAATTAAAAGAAAATCCCTCTTCTGTAAATTTATATACAGTAGATAGAATTTCTAGATTATCAAATGTCGATATTACAAAAAAGGCAGAAGAAGAAAAAATGTTGCAAAAAGATTTAGCTGAACAAAATCAATAGTAATTGAAAGGGAGGTCAAATGGGCACTAGTTTAAGTGAGGTTTATGACCTCTTTATGCAAACAGTAACAGATTATAAGTTAATAGAACTTTTCAATTCATCCCCGGAAGATTTTGAAAATTATCTAGAAGCTTGGCTAATATATGCAATTAGAGATTTTGGGGTATGCGACCAAGTTTTAACATATGATAGTACTAGCAAAACATTTACACTTGACTTAACTTTAGAGAACAAAGCTATGTTAGCTACTCTTATGATGAAATATTGGTTACAAAAAACAGTAAATGATATAACCCAATTCAATTTGCATATTACTGACAGAGATTTTAAAATGGCTTCAGAAGCCCAAAACCTAAGAGAAAAAGCTACCTACCTGAATATCGTAAAAGAAGATTGTTCTCAACTTTTACAAGATTATGGTTATAAGAGAAACCCTTGGAGTGAATGGTATAATCAAGAGTATGAGGGGGTGTAAATATGAGTTACACTTATAAATATATCCCTGCCGCTATAGCGGCGGCAGCAAAAAAAGGTACAGACCCAAAACAACAATATATCGATTTATTCCAACAAACTTTGAATGAACAATTCTATAACTCATCGAGTTGGTGGACAATTCAAGAGGAAACAAGTATAGGTTCTAGGACATATCAGAATATAGATGTGCGCATAACTCATGTTATTAATGCAGAAACGGGTTTAAAGCTTGGTGATGATTGGAAAACAGTCTTGTTTCAAGATGTAAATCATCCTATAGAATTAGGAAAACATTATATATTCAATGATAGCACTTGGTTAGTAATAAATACAGAAGTGATAAAAAATCTAACGGGAACATGCACAATTCGAAGATGTAATAATACATTAAGATGGATTGATGAATCAACTGGTACTTATTATGAGGAACCTTGTTCTATAGAATATCTAGTAAAAGAACCTAGAGATTATATTACTCAAGGTTCTCCTTTCCCTACTCCCGGTGGTTTTTTACATATCATAACGCAATTGAATGAAAGAACCGGAAAAATAAATGAAAATCAGAGATTCTTGTTTGGAAATCGTGAACATTGGACAGCTTACAAAGTAATAGGAACTGGTATAAATGATTTTACAAATGTAAAAACATACGATAATGAAAGTGCGCATGTATTGACTTTAGATTTAATTGCTAATTTTGTTAATGATGAACTCGATGATATTATTAATGGAATTGCAGATGTAAATACAAATGTCTATACGGTTACTTTAACTAGCGGAAGTATACAGGGTATACCCGCTGGCACGATTTGGTTAACAGCAAATGTTACTTATAATGGGGATAGTGTTATACGGCAGATGGAATGGCTAAGTTCTAATCCCCTAGTGGCTTCTGTTAGTGGAAGCAGCGGTAGTGCTCTTGTTACCTTTAATGGAAATGGAAATTGCACAATAACAGCCTCTGTTTACGAAAATCCAGCCAAGGATGTTTGTTGGGTAACTGTTTCTGCCAGTCCAATAGTAAATACTGAAATATTAATCAGTCCGAATATAAACTATATCTTAGAAGGAAGTAATAGAGCATATTCAGTTTATTTATATGAAAACAATGTTCAAAAATCCGGCTCATTTGTTATAACTTGCAGCGGAAGCAACATTCCTTCAACTAGTTATACGTTTACTCAAACAGATGGAAATCATTTTAATATTTCAAATATACTAAGAAATGTAGAATCCTATTTAACAATAGAATGTACAACTGGTTCTGTAGTAGCACCAAAAGAGTTCAATATATATCTTCGTGGTGCATGGCAATTTGACAATGTATAAGGAGAAATATTATGTTTCCATTTACACAAGAGATTGGCGAATATTCATATAATGATTTTCAAAATTTTAACCAAATATCTTATAATTGCATAAAATATATGATGGTTAATAATGAATTAATTTGGAAATTATTAAAATATACTAGCCCGGATGCATGGGATAAACCAAATCTGACACAAGAAGAAAAAGCAGAATTAATATATGCAGGACAACAAGATAGTTCTAAATTTAATGTTTTCATGGATGGGAAACAACCCGATGTTCTAGTTAATGAAATATCAATGGTTAGAATAATGCCTCATTTCGTTATGGGTCTTAATAGAACTGTTGGTCTTATAGAGGTGAGCATGGAAATATTCTCTCATTATAAAATAAATCATCTTTCTAATTATACGACCCGTATTGACACTATTGCAGGAGAACTTCTTGCTTTATTTAATGGTACAAATATGGGTACATTAGGTTTATTGGCTATTGATAGATTAATGGACCAAAGTTCTCGTCTATTTCAGGCAGGACAAATACCGTTTGGTGGAAAGCAAATAATATTTGCAACTTATTCGGCATAAAAAAATGGATATCACATATTATCTCACATACGATTTACCTGTTCCATATAGAAATATAGAAATATATCCAGTAACAGTAAAAGACTACTTACTTTTCAATGTTTATGCTCAATGTTTAACTATAGACAAAAATAGTATTCCCGACCCAAAAGTAATATCAATGACAAATCTGGAATATATTTTTAGCTCAATTGAAACAGAAGTAAATAAACCTTATATACTATGGTTTGATAGATTGCTTTCTTTATGTTTGAAAGATAAAAGTTTTGAAAATATGGAAGAAAGTATTGAAAGATTTATGTATGACCCGGAAACAAGAAAACCATACTTTGTTATACAGGAAGAAATATATACATCAAAAGACTTTGATGAAATTAAGACAATAATAGCTAAACAAAACTTAGTAGAATTAATAAATGAAAATATTTCAAAAGAAGTAAGAGATTCTCTTGAAGAAGCCAGAGAATATAAGAGAAAAATATCCGGTACAAAAGCTATATCTTTTGAAGATTATATTATTTCTCTTTCCGTTACGACAGGTTGGACTCCGGAATATATTAATTCTATGAGCATAAGAAAATTTCTAAAAAGCATAAGGAGGATGGATAGTCTCATACACTATAAAATTTACTTAACGGCATCTATGTCTGGATTCATGGAATTCAAAGATAAATCAGTTTTAAAACATTGGTTATCTGACACAGATGATGAAGAGGATATGTACAACGATGTTTCTATAGACTTGGAGAAAATCCAAGATACAGTATCGTTTGAGAGTGCTAAAAGATAGCATTTATTAAAAAATTCAGGAGGTTTAAAATTATGGCAATTAAAAAGTTTTTAACAAGTGTTGCAGATGTTTATGGATATGATAATGATGATAATTTAATATTCGTAGCTAAAACACTATTAGACAGTTCTATTGAAGTTTCTCTAGGTTCAGCACCTGTACGTGGTGGACGTGGTAATCAGTTACTTTATACTTACTATCACACTGCGGAAATGAAGTTTAACTTAACCGAAGCACAATGGAATCTTGAGCTATTAGGTGCAACAGTCGGTACTACATATGAACTTGGTAATTATTATGTAGAGGAAACAGTAACCGTAACAGCTAGTTCGGGTAGTGTAACAGATACCCCGCTTGCCTTTACAGGTGCTACAATATATGGTTGGGCAACTTCACCTTTGGGTGTTACTCAAAGAGTTGCCTTCACAAACAAAACATTCTCTGTTGTTGGGGATGAAACAAGTGGCAATTGGTGTGTACGTTATTATACAGCAAATGTTAGCTCGGGTAAGAGTATTACTATTAAAGCAAGCATGATTCCTCAAGTTTTAAAGCTTGTTATGGAAACTCAGTTGAACTCTGCTGATGTTACTACAAACAAGATTGGTATGGTACAAATCATCGTACCTAGAGCACAACTATCTGGTGCTTTCACAATTTCGATGAAGGCAGATGGTGTCTCTAATACTCCTTTAACTGGTATGGCATTGGCTTATACTCCTAGCGCTACTGGCGCAGACGCTTGCAATGTAGATTCATATTACGCTACAATTACTGAAATTATTGACAATACGAATTGGTATGATAACCTTTCTGCGTTGTCTATTGCTGGTGGAGATTTCTCATTAGCTGTAGGTGAAAGTACAACATTAGTTGTTTATGCTGTACCTTTTACAGGTAGTTCTTTCAAAGTATCTAATGCGTATCTTGATTTCTCTTCTGCTTCTGCTAGTGGTTCAGCCACAGTTGGTTTACATACAGGGGTTGTAACTGGTGTAGATTCCGGTTCAGCTACGATATCAGTACAGATTACTTCAGCTTCTACAATTGATACAAGTGTTATTGTTACAGTAACTTAATGATATATCTGATTTCGGAGGCTCATAATAATGGCTAGAAAAAAAGATGAAATAGGGGAAGAAATCGAAGAAAATATTGAAATAGTTGATGAAACAATAGAAGAACTTGAAGAAGTTGAAGAAGTTGTGGAAATTAAACCAGTTTCAAAAAAATCAAATTATACAGTCTATAGAAATGAAGGTAAAGAATTATTTTTAATAGACGATAAAGGGAATGGTTTTAAAATACCAACACCTGAACAGTATAAAAACGTAAAAACTGGTGATACAGTTTATATATAAAGAAGGAGGATTAGAATATGGCTTTAACTGCTACACAAATTACCAATTTGAATAACTCGATGTCTGCTGCACAAGATGTGGCATTGGGAACATTGATAGATGCTTATGCTTCTAGTAAAGTTTCCAGTGGTTCATTCAGCCCCGCAGCAGCAGTAACAAACGTGCTTACAGGCTTGACAACTGTGGCATATGTTGTGGCTTCCTTATCGGGTAGTCCGACACTTAATCATACATTTGTTACCGCTACAGCAGGTAGCGTTGCTGGTTATGTAAATATAAAATGTTGGGGACCTACCAACTCTTCTACTACAACACCTGTTGCTGGAATAGCACCTTTTGTTGGCGTTAATTGGATTGCAGTAGGAACTTAATAACATATGAGAATACACCGCTATTTAAAAGAATAGCGGTGTATTTTTTTAGCTTTCATAATATGGAGATATAATGGATAAAGTTAAATTGGAGATAAAGACTCCAAAAAACAAAATAATAGAACACAACGGTACTGAAATAACGGTGACACCGTTTTTAACCTTTGTACAACAGATGTTTTTAATCGAAAAATATATTGAGGATTTTTTTGGTACTCCTGAGCTTATAATAGAAGCAAGCGGGTATCACTACATAGAGGCACAAATAAAATTAATGAACCTAGTCTTTCAACTATGTACTAACATAGATATGGATGATGCAGATGATAATATTTATGTTGACTCTGTTCTTTGGGAACAAGTAACAAGCAATATTGTCAATTGGTGGGATTTTGATTCCAAATTAGTACAAATTGTTGATGAAATAAAAGAACAGAAAAAATTAGATAATCAACTTGGAAAAGTAGTTTCTGATTTAGTCGAAAAAGCATATGCTTTATTAGATAAATTCTCAAATATGAATCCTGAAGAAATTAAGAAAGCAGGAGAAACAGGTTTACAGCTTATCGAAAGATTAGAAAAATCATCTGTATTCAACAACCCGGCAGATAAAATTGCAATAGCAGAAGAAGCGGGTTTAGTACCTAAAGAACCAGTCAAAAAGAAAAGAACAAGGACAAAAAAGGTAGTAGAATAAATGATAGGCACGATAGGTAAATTCAAACGTTCTATAAATGAGAAATGCCCTGAATGTAAAAGTATACTTGAAATTAGAATAACAGAATTAAAAGAAATACGTAATGGAATTCAAGTGCTTGTTTCAGAAGAGTATATTTCTTGTTCTAATAGGAATTGTGATTATACAAGAGAAATAGAACAAAAGCGAATTCGTAGAAAAGAAGATGATTTAGCATTTTAAAACTGTTATTTTATTATGGGAGGTGCTATATGCCAGTACAAAATATGTGGATTGAATTTGAAGGTCAAAAAATAGGCTATGATGCAATGTATAAATTGTTTAGAGAGCAAATAGAAGAAGAAGAGACAGCAGCAGGGAAAAACGTAGCATTTCCAAAATATTTTCCTCAAGAATATAAAGATAAATTAGATGCTTTTCATAAAGAAACAACTAATATGTTATTAGAAATGATGAATGAATATTTAGCTACAGAGGTATTAAGAGAAGTTACAGTTGATACAGTAGATGAATTAATGTTAGTACGTAACCCAATTAATGCAAAAGATTCAGGAGAGTTTGGAAAATTTTTGGAAAAAAATCTATTTGGTTTATCAGGAAGTGATAACAAACCAACTGCCGATATTGATACTTTCCGTAAGCAACTCTTACCTAGAGAAATGCAAGTTGAGTCGAAAGCCAAAATAGGTGCAACAAAAATAGATGTAGGTACTATATCAGTATATGGTTTAGATGCAGCTATGACCGAATTAGAAATTCAAGAAGCTCGTAATATAGCAATCATATATAAAATGATGCTCAAAATGCAAAATTTAATATATATGTCTATAAAAGAAGAATCATTAAGTCGTGGCAGAGTCGGTATTAGTTTTCGTGCTATGGTTTTATATACTAGCCTATATCTAACTGCTGTTTGGAGTATTTTAAAACATGGTGGAAGTAGTAAGTGGGTTGGTGCAATGAGTGTGATACCAAAAACCGAAAAACCAGTACATGACCCCGTAAGTGATACTTATACAGTAAATTATCAAATCGATATGGCATTAGCTAAACATAGTAGAGATATTCTAAATGGAATAAATAATCTCGCAAGATTATATAAAAGACACACAAATCTTATTGATGAGATGTCTGGTGATGGTATTACGGCAAGAAAATTTTTTGCAATATTAAAGAAAATGGAAGGTTTTTTGAAATTGGATTAAAGGGGCATGAAAATGCCCCTTTATTTTAAGGAGGTACAATGAAAAAATATATTTATGCATTAGATTTATCACAGAACTCTTCGGGAGTATGTATTTTTACCAATGATGGTAAATTCATAAAAGCGTTTACCATAGACACAAATGGCGAGAAAGAAACCAGATTGAAACTAAAAATTATTGGAAACAGATTTAAAGAAATTGAAAAAGAATACCCTCCTGATATAGTTATACTCGAACAGGGTTTTACCCTATATAACCCGAGCACACAAGCAATTTTTCGTGTGCATGGTTTGGTGAACTTTTTGTTTGCTGATTTTGAACAGATATATTATCCCGCATCTACTGTAAAAAAGGTGGTGGGAGGAAAAGGTAACATGACCAAAGAAGAAATATATTACGTCATACAAAGAAAATTTCCAAAAATAAAACTACAAAATTATGATGAATCGGATGCTTTTTCTGTTGGTCTTACATATTTTATTAAGCAAGGAATTATAAAATGGGAAGAAAAACATTTAGAAAAATAATAACATCTGATGAATTAGTTTCTCAAATAAACTCAAAAAATATTTCTCTAATGGAGAAGTTTTTAAGAGATAAATCAATTAGAACAAGTAGTAAAACAATAGCAGTATATGAAAGCAATCTAAATATGTTTTTCGTATGGAATTTACAATATAATAATAACAAGTTTTTTATTGATATAAAAAAACTTGAATTCTCTGAATTCTTTTCTTTTGCATCAGAAGAACTTAAATTAGGTTCCGCTAGATTAAATAATATGAGAAGTACATTATCTTCTCTATCTAATTTTATTGAACGATTTTATGACGAAGATTATCCTAATTTTCGTAATGTTATTTTAAAAGTCATAGAATCTTCACCAAAAGAAATGCGCAGAGAAAAAACAATTCTTACAGACGAGCAAGTAGAAAACTTGCTAGAGCACTTAAAGAAAACCGATAAACAACAGGCGTGTTGGCTTGCTCTTGCAGTAACAAGCGGGGCTAGATTTACTGAACTTTTATGTTTTGAAACTGATTTAATTGATGAAGATAGAACTGCTTTTGGTGATTTGTTTTTGGAGACAACAAAACAGATTAAAACAAAAGGCAGAGGTAAGGGCGGGAAACTACTTTATAAGTATATTTTGAAAGATAAATTTCTACCTTATTATAAAGAATGGCTTAAAGAAAGAAATAAGATTTTAAAAGAAAAGAAATTAAATCATAATTTCTTATTTATTAAACAAGATGGAACTCCCGCTACGGGGGCTACTGTACGAGGCTGGATTGATAGCTTTGAAAAATATTTAGGTGTTCCCTTCTACGCTCATGCCCTACGACATTTTCTTGTAACATTATTAAGTAAAAAAAATATACCCCAACCTTTAATTCAAGAATTAATGGGGTGGAGTTCTAGTGAAATGGTACAAATTTATGATGATACTTCGGCTCGGGATAGAGTATATGAAGGTTTAGAGAACTTGAAATTATAGTTTTGTTGTTTAAGGAGGTTTAATATGGCAAAAGCCCGTATGAATGTTGCAGTTGGAACACAGATTGACCTTACAGGATTTCGAGACGGAATAAAGAATATAAATAAAACAGTCCAAGAAACTCCTTTGAGTTTTAAAGTACAAACTGCTGGAAACTTAGCAGACCAAGTAGGTGATGCTAAGAAATTCTTTGAAGCAATAGAATCTGGTTCGGAAAATATTGAAAAATTATCCGTAAGATATACAAAATTTAAGGAAATAGCAAGCGGAAGGGAATTTAGAATTCCCGTAAGTGCTTTAAAAGAAGTTCGTAGTGCAACAGGAGATGTAATTGTATCAACAGAAGAATGGAATAAGGAACTTATAAAATCAACAAAAGCAAATAAGGATTTTGCTCTTGTTGGTAAAGAAGTAGCTAGTGTTAACATGGGCGCTACCGCAAGAAAAACAGCCTCCGATTTTAATGCGATGGCAAAATCATTGGATGGGAATGTAAAATCTGCTGATACGTTTTTAGAAAAATCAAAAAACATGTCCGGAAAACAGGTCGAAGCTGCGAGAAAAGTAGCTTTGGCTCTCAAAGCAGAAAAAGAAGAATTTGATAAACTTTTTGGTGCACCCGGGAAAAAAAATTGGGACGCTATAGCTAAAAAAGGTGAACAGATAAGGCAATTATCAACTGAATTTGAGAAATTAAAAGGGGCTACTGCTGCTGGCGCTAATGTATTCCAAAGTTGGGGTGAGAGAATATCAAACGCTGTTAAACAGACAATCTCTTATGGTTTATCTATACAATTGGTAAGAAAAGCACAGGAATTACTTAATGAATCTGTCCAATATGCCATTGATTTAAACAAAGAAATGGTAAAAATTCAAGTTCTTCAAGCTACAGGTGCACAATCACCCGAGGAAATAGAAGCTTTGGCTATATCTTTCAATGAATTAGGTCAGGCAATGGGTGCTTCTACCCTAGAAATTGCTAGAGGTAGCGTTGAATGGTTAAGACAGGGTAGAACAGTTGAAGAAACTCAGGAATTATTGAAATCATCTTTATATCTTGCAAAATTAGGTGCAATGGATTCTGCTGATGCTACCAACTATTTAACTTCTATTACTAATGCTTTCAAAATAAGTTCTGAAGATGCTGTAAGTGTAGTCGATAAACTTATTGCAGTTGATAATATTGCTGCAACTAGTGCTGGCGAACTTGCAACTGCCATGAGATATACTTCTGAATCGGCTGCTATTGCTGGTGTAAGTATGGAACAATTAGTTTCATATATTGGTACTGTTTCTACTGTTACAAGACAGAATGCAGAAATGATTGGTCAAGCATTCAAGACCATGTTTGCAAGAATGACACAAATTCAGGGCGGCGGTTTTGATGATACAGGCATGTCAATCAGCAAAGTAGAAGCTGCTATGAAAGCAGTAAATATTCAAATAAAGAATGCTGATGGTACTTGGCGTGGCATGGGTGATGTTTTAGAAGAGGTTGCTGGTAAATGGGATACTCTTACAACTAGACAACAAGTTGAAATCGCTACTGCTGTGGCAGGTGTCCGCCAAAAAGAAGCTTTCCTTGTTTTGATGGATAATATGGATAAGGCACTTACATATCAGGCAGCACAGACAGATGCTACTGGTTTAGCAATGGACCGTTACGGGATTTATCTAGAAAGTGTTGAAGCAAAACAGGGTAAATTCAATGCTAAAATGGAGCACATGAAATCTACAATAGTAAGCCCTGAGTTAGTTAAAGGATTTTATGATACAGCAAGCGCCATATTAGACCTTATAGATAGTGCAGGAGGATTAATTCCTGTACTCACTATAGTATTAGGTTTATTTGTTGCAATTAAAGGAGCTTCTATTGTATCAGCAATTCAGAGCACTATTACAGCTTTAGGTGGTCTTATTACTTCATTTCTTACAGTAGGTACAGCGGCAACAGCGGCAGCTACTGGTACTGCTTTATTTTCCGCAGCATTATCTCCTATAGGAGCAATAATAGCCGTAATAGGTCTTGCAATAACAGGATATAATCTTTATATGGCAGACCATAAGAAAAAATATGAAGATGCAGCGGTAGCAGTACAAGAATATTTAAGTAATGTAGAAAAGATACCAGACGTTTCAAGAAATGCAGAAAATGCTCTTAATAATATAAATGAATTATTGAAAAAACAAAGAACAGAGGGATTACAACCCAATGAATTAGAAGAACTAAGGTCTTTATATATGCAATTATATAAAATGGCTCCTAATTTACAATGGACATTCCCGAGAGGAAATCCTGTTTTAGAAGTTATTCCTACCATAGAAGAATTAAATCAAAAAATTTTAGAAAATACTTATTTAAATGCAGAAGCTATAAAAGATTTTACTACTAATATGGAAGGTCAAAAGAAACAATATAAAGATAATGCAGATGCCATAATCTCTAATAAATATGCTTTGGACTTATTAACAAAAGCTCAAAATATGAGCAAGCAAGAATTTTATGAATATTATAGTGATTTGCAAGACATGAGCTTAATTGAAAAATGGACAACAGAAAGTTATGATGCAGAGGGTTATAAAATTGCAATGAATATGCTTGACCCAATATATAATAATCTGATTAATATAGCGCCAGATAGATTAGCTGATGTTATGGAATCTGCTATGATACAAGTTGGTTCAACCATAAGTACAAGTGAACGGGGAAATGATTTAGTAACACAAGGTTGGGTACAAATGTTTGCTAGTGCTCTTGTAAGTACAGACCCTGTTATCAAAAATTGGATAGAGGTTGAAATACCAGCATTGATAGCAAGTGACCCTATTATGGGTCCGGCTGTTGCAAAAGCTTTATCTCAAGCAATACTTCAAAATCTTCCTCAAGTAGAACTCCCTCCTCTCACAACAGTTATACAACCAACTGTAGAGACTACAGAAGCCGCAAGAGTAGCGGCTATAGAGGCAGCGAATGAAGCATATGATAGACAAATTGAATTAATAAAAAATGTAGCAAATATAATTGGAAAAATTAAAACAATAGATATATCCACAGCAAAAGGACAAGCACAATTAACAGATGAGGTAAAATCTTTTGCCAATGAGATAAATGGATTGGATATAGAAGGACTCACTATGGATATTGGTGAGTTTTGGGATGAAAATGAGAAAGCGTGGAATACACGTAAGCTTAAATTATGGGCTGAAAGTATAGCTATAAATGAAACACTCATGGCACAAATAGTATCTCAATATCCAGAATTAGCAAGTGTAATAGAAGATTTTAAAAATGATTCTATAAATGCTCTCCGTGAAACCGAAGATGCAATGGTTAGTTTGGGTGGTACTATTGCTGGTGTAAGTCAATTGACTAAAGCAGAATTTAGTAGCCTTGTCAGTGCAACAGCAGCCGATATATGGTCTTTAGTTGAACAAGAAAATATTGCATTATACACTTCTCAAAATCAAGTTATAACTACAGAAGAACAATTAAGGGTAGCGCTTCAAAATGGCTTAATTACTTATGATGCTTTAATAACACAATTGGCTGCACATGGTTCTAAATATCTGTCTGATTTTAATAAATACATAAAAGATTCTGTAAATTATGCTAGAAATCCTTTCACAACTTTGCCTCCCGGTGAACCAGCTTGGGGTGGCGGTGGTGGCGGTGGTGGCGGGGGTGGTTCTGCACCTCCAAACCCAAGAATAAAACAAATTGAAGATGAAATAGAAGCACTCAATAAACAAAAGGAAGCCCTTCAAGACCGTTTAAAAGAATTCAAAAAATATATTGATGCGCAAAAAGAATCACTACAACGTGCTAAAGAAGAAGATGATTACCTTGAAGAATCGGCTAGGAAACATAAAGATTTAGGAAATCTAAAAGCCAGAATAGCATTATTAGCACTGGATGATAGTGAAGAAGCGCAAGCAAAAAGATTAGAGTTAGAAGAAGAAGCTGCTGAACTTGAAACAGAGATAGCGGAAGATAATGAAGATAGAATATATGACCTTAAAATTCAAGCCTTAGAAGATATACAAAAGGCTTTCGAAGAATCTATTCAAGACCAAATTGATGCAATTGAAGATTTAATCGATGCATTGAATGAGGAAAAAGAAAGTTTACAAGACGTGGCTACTGGCAGTGGAGGTTCATACTCCGGTGTAGGTGCTGCCGCTGAACAATATGGTGCTACCGCCGAAGAAATATTTGCAATGATGAAAGAACTATTTGCAGACCAAATAGAAGATTTAGGAATCACCGATGAAGCTTTAATGAAAATGGCTGAAAAATGGGCGGCACAAGGACTCAGTATAGACCAAGCAACAGCAGCCTTAGATAGATATCTTGCAAAAATAAAAGAAATAAGGGAAGCTGAAGATTTAGGAACTCCCCAAGAAGGAAAACACGGAGAAGGAAAAATCGGACGTGATAAAGAAAGTCCATTTTATACTCCTCCTCCTACTCCTCCCGGGGAAAGACCTATTCCTCTTCACGAAGGCGGTATTGTTGCCTATCACGGAAAAGGACTTGAGGGAAGTTTAAAAGATAATGAAGTATTTGCAAAACTAATGAAAGGTGAATATGTCGCTACAGAAGGACAAATGAATCGTTTCATGAAAGATATATTACCTAGAATGTCTTTGCAATTAAGTAATATCATAAGTCCAACAACTCGCTCTTCGGGTGGTGGGACGAACACAGGAGATATAAATTTCAATATGGAAATAAGTGTAGCTGGCTCTCTCGATAAAAAAGTACTACCGGAATTAAAAAAGGCTATGTTAAAAGAAATAAATAAGACCCTCGAACAAAGAGGAATAAAAAGAACCGCTAACAGCTTTAGCATATAAGGGTAAAGGAGTCCACAATGGCAAATTTTTATGCGTATGACTTTATGTATGATGACATTCCATCACAAAAATTTGATTTAAAAATTATAACTTTTGAAGATGGTGGTTTATTTAATGGTATAGGCAGCAGTGATGTAAACATCTTAACTCAACGTGTACTCAGAAAGTCAAAACCCTATTATTTAGGTAGAACACAAGAACCTGTTTTGGAATTTCCTTTAGTTTTCGGAAGAGCAAGTCCTGTTAGCGGCATGGATAGGGATATTATTTCCGCATGGCTATTTGGTAGAGCAGAATATAAAAAATTGTATATATTACAAGATGATTTAAATGGTGCATATTTTAATTGCTTTATGACCAAACCTGAGCCTCTATACATTGGAAATGTAAACTATGCTTTTCAATGTACCGTAGTTTGTGATAGTCCTTGGGCTTATAGTCCAGAAAAGATTGTTTCTGGAAGCGCTACTTTATCTGCCGGACAAGTATATCCTATTGATATATATAATTCATCCAGTGAAGATGAATATTTATATCCTACAATTCATTTTATAGCCGATGTAGAACCATATTTTTACATTGAGGGAGGAGAAGCACCGTTATCATTCATGCTTGTAAATGTAACAGATTCATCTAGAGAATTTGCTTTTTATGGCTTAATAGATGATGATGAAGTAACAGTAAATAATGATTTACAAATAATAACATCCTCAAGAGTTGACCCTACTACAGTAGGGTTTGTCTCTTCCTCTATACCGGGAATATTGAATTCTTTTAATAAGAATTGGTTCAGATTATTACCAAGACATAATCATTTAGAATTACAGACTTCAGCACAATTATTTGAAATTAGATATACAGAGAGATTAAAAATAGGAGGATAACCATGACAGGAATCCCAATAACAGTATTTGATTATTTTAATTTAGCAGAAATCCCAACTTTTATATTATGCAATCCAAATAAAGAGCAACTATATTCTTTGGGAGGTATATCTGAAAGAAAATATTCCCCTAAATTCAATGCGCTCTCAGAATTATCTTTTCGTGCTGACGAATATGTTGATGGTATTAGGATGCCTTATTATGATTATCTTGTTTACAGAAGATTAATATTTATTGATGGTATTGGATATTTTGTAATAATCGAAGCACCAGAAGATAATGATGGTATAGTAGCTTATAAAGAAGTAAGATGCGAATCTTTAGAAACATTATTATCATCAAAAAAATTAGTAATATATATTTCGGGAAGCGCACAAACTGCTGAAATACAAGACCCTATACCCGTTACTCTGGAAGCTCTTCTACTTGATTTGCAAGAAAAATATATGCCGGAATGGAATTTTCAACTATCCGGTTCGAACATAGTTATCCCTGCTTCTATTGCTGAAAAATATAGAAGCTTTGATGTTGCCGATAAAAGTATATATGACTTTCTAATAACTGATGTGGAAGAAACTTATGGTTGTGTATTCGATTTTGATACTATAGGTCAAAGAATAAATATTTATGACCCGAGCGAAGTATTATTAGAAACAGATATATATATTTCCCATAATAATGTAATTAACAATATAAAAATAAATGAAGTAATAGATGAGATGGCAACATGTCTCTATGTTCTCGGGGGTAATACCCTAGATATTAGATATATTAATCCTTTAGGAAATAATTATATATATAATTTTGATTATTTTAAAAATACTAACTGGATGGGTCAGGATTTAATAAATAGCTTAGACGAATGGAGTGCATTATTTATTTCTGCTTCTCCTGCTTATTCACAACTTTCTGAAGATATGTATTATTCTCAGGGAGAATTAGAAGAAGCACAATATTATTATGCTCTTTATTCTGGTTCTATCGCACAATTAAATACTGCAATTGAAGCAGCAATAGAAGCTGGTTTACCAACCGAGGAATTAGAAAGTAGGCTTGCA